GTAAGTGGCTATGCTTCCTACGGTATCTTTCGTGAAAACCTTCGACAGCGCGTCGACCAGCCGAGCCCACGGAGATTTATTTTCGAAATCCATTACGTCGTTGTGCGCCGCAGCATTTGCGCAGGTTCCGCTCATGGAACATACTCCGCGGGAATGGCGGAGGGGCGGTATGAGTCACGCGATTGCAACGCGGGGTGAAAAGATAGGCTCGAATCCCCATAGGGGTATTGTGTTACTGTCGCAGTTCTGCCATGTTTGGTGCGCAGCCCAAAAAACGCAACCCAATGAAGGGCTTGTGCAGCACCGGAAGTTGTGGGGGATGCCCCATGCGACTCTGCAGCATTACGCCCGATGGGGCGAATATCCGCTTGCGCGACTATCATTGCGCCGTCTCTCGGAAGCCAAAGACGGTCGGGCTTGCTTGCAGCGATCTTTTGCTGAGCTCGTCCGATATCAGCATGAAGTTGTCAGAAGGGATTCGTCCGCGCGCTTTCCAAGTTGAAATTGCAGGACGACTCATCCCCAGCAGATCAGCCGCCGCAGCGGTCCCACCGAGCGCATCGATGACTTCTTCGACCGAAATAAGCATGTGCCAAGATAGTTCTCACGGCGAGAACTTGTCAAGGTTCTTATTTCAGGTAATCGACGAAATCAAAAAGACCAACAATAATAATAGGATGGACACTGATGAACTCATTGGTGAGCGGTTGCGTCTGTGGGCTCTGGCTGAAAAGCTCGAGCCGAAAGACATCTACCCTGCAATCGGATGCTCCAAGGGGAACTGGTCCGAATTCATAAGTGGCAAAAAGCACGTCACGATAGACGTCGCTGATCGGCTCAAAGCAAAATTCGGCTTAACGCTCGACTTCATTTATTACGGCCAGGTCCATGCTTCCTTCCCCGTAGAAATAACGGTGAGAATGGAGAAAATTAAAGCCGATGAAGCGAATGGCATTTTTATTGGTCGCCGTCGCCGTGACCGCATGCGCCAGTCCGCCGATAAGCTGGACAAGGATGGACGGCAAGCCGCAAAGCCGAGAACAGCTCGCGGTTGACGAGACGATCTGCAAGGGCGAGGCACAGAAAGCCAAGCTCTCTTCGACCATGAAAGAGGGCGTTACGATCGGCGAGCAGGGCCTCTATAGCCCGCGCCAGCAGGCCATCAGCGATGTTTTCACTGGCTGCATGGCGCAACATGGATGGGTAGCGCCCGTCCCCTAAAGTTCGCTCCCTGAGAACTTTTCTATTGACAGTTCTCATGGCGAGAACTAGCATCCCTCCCAGACATCCGGCGCGGCCGGGACGAGGAGGGCCTTCATGGAAATCACCGCAGCTGTTGCATCCAAGGTGCTGGAGACCGTCGATGCCGGGCTCTGCAGCGGTGTCGGTAAGCCAGTCCCAGGCCAGATGTGCGTCGAGGCCGCGGTGTGCTTTGCACTCGGCCTACCACACGGTGACGAGCCCTCCTGCGTGTCGCGCGCGCTGCGATCGTTCAAGATCAAGCTGAACGACGCGAACTGGTCCTCGAATGAGGCTCGAGCGAAGGGCTTGCGCCGGCTCGCGCTGATCCAACTCAGCAGCGCTGGCCACCTTGACGATCGCGAGTTCGCACACCGGCTCGCCGAGCTCGCCATCCGCAAAGCGGTGCCAGCAGCTTTGCGTTCAGCGGCCTCGATCCAAAAAGACCCGAAGCACAAAGAGGCGCTTCTGCACCATGCGAATGCGTGCGAGAGCGAAGGCACGCGCAGCGCAGCGCTAGAGGCGAAAGCCGCCGCCGCCGCCGACGCCGCCGCCGCCTACGCCGCCTACGCCGCCGCCGCCTACGCCGCCTACGCCGCCGCCGCCGCCGCCTACGCCGCCTACGCCGCCGCCGCCTACGCCGCCGACGCCGCCGCCGCCGCCGCCGCCGACGCCGCCGACGCCGCCGCCGACGCCGACGCCGCCGCCGCCCGCAAAACGGCCCGCGATAAGTCGCTCGCCGAGTTCGCAGAGGCAGTGGTTCAGCTGCTCATCGAGATGAAGGCCCCAGGCGCTCAATGGCTAGATCTCGCCCCGCTTTCAGAGGCCGCCTGATATGCGCGAATTCGTCTCAGACACAATCGAAGCGGTGAACCTCGCCACGTTGGCTGAGGCGATCGTCATTGCCGCGTTTCTGATAGCGCTCGGGGTGTGGCTGTGATGGCGGAATTTCTCTTTGGCGCCATCGCTGGGTCGATCGCGACCTGGCTCGTCATGAAGTCAAGTTCGATCGTTGAAAGCGATGCCCAGTCCAAGACGCTAGTCGCCGCGCTGCGCAGCGTGCTTCCGCCCGAGGAGATGTGGAAAGAGGCCGGCCACAACTCGGTTCTGATCGAGATCGCCAAGGATGATCTCCGCAAGGCACGCGATGTATTGCGCGATGCAGCGAGGCTTAACCCATGACTATCCACAACCCGGTCGACGAGACGAACCCGATGGCCCTGCTCGACGAGAACAGGCTGCTCCGCGCGGAGAATGCGCGGCTGCGTGCCGACAAGGAGCATCTGCTCCACGTGGTCGTCGAATGCCTGAACGCGCTAATCTTGGCCAAGCAGGAACGGGAGCGACGCCCATGACAACCGCCCTCGACCGCGCCATCGCCGACATCACGCGACATTTCACGCCACCGATGAACCTCAAGCGCAGGGTGCGCGTGCTGATCCGCGGCGACCGTTACGTCATCGAGTGCCGGTATCAGAACCTGATCGAGGGCGCTGTTGTCTGGCACAAGTATTCTGCATGCAGCCTTGATGAAGCAGTCATCCTGGTTCAGCGATACTTGGCTGCTGAACTCTACAAGAGGCAAGTCGCTTTCCGACTCTGGCGTCGCTACAGCGGCACGAACACCCGCCTGATCTACCTGCAGGACGCCATGCTGATCCTGCGCTGGCTGCGCCGCCACCGGCCGCTGATGTGGCCCCGGCTGCGGGACGATCTGCTGGAAGGCGAGACGATGCGGGAGGCGGCGGAGTGAAAACGCTGTTGGAATTTGCGGGCGAACACCCGGTACTGATCGTCGTCGTGCTGATCGTCATCTTCGGCGGGATCGCTGAAATCGTGGCACAGCTACGATGAAACCGATCAACCCCGAAGTCGTCAAAGCCCAGATCGCCGGCCTGCTGGTCCGGCATCCCGAGCTGCAGGACGACGAGGAAGCGTTGCAGCTGTCCCTCGACAGCGAGACTGATGCGACAGCCCTGCTCGGCCAGATTGTCGCCAAGCTGCAGGAGTCAAAAGCGCTATCCAACGGCACCGCGAATTGGATCTCCGATCTGCGTGCCCGGCAGGACCGTTACGACCGCCGGCAGGAAGCGCTGCGGGCGCTGGCGTTCCGCATCATGGAAATAGCGGGGCTGAAGAAGCTCGAGCTTCCGTTGGCGACGCTTGCGATCGCGGCAGGCCGGCCGAAGGTGGTGATTACCGATGCTGCAGCGTTGCCGGCTGTGTATGTGAGGACTGTTCGTGAGCCCGCGAAAGTGCTCATCGCCGACACCATTAAGTCTGGGCATGCGGTGCCTGGCGCCGAGTTGAGCAATGCGGAACCAGTTTTGAGCATACATGTGAAGTAGGAGAAAACGAATGCGCAGGAACGACGTGTTTCCCTCGAAGTACCTGAAGGCCGAAGACATCAAGGGTCGCGAGGTCAAGGTCACAATCAACTACGTCGAAATGGAAGAGATGCCCGACGGGAAAAAGACAGAAAAGCCGGTGGTATACTTCAAGGGCAAAGAAAAGGGCGTCGTTCTCAATTCGGGCAATTGGGACATTCTCGAAGATGCGTTCGGCGATAGCGACGATTGGCCCGGCAAACAGATCACGCTCTATACCGAGCGCACCCGAAAGCCCGACGGGACTCCGACCGATGGCATTCGCGTGAGGGTGCCGCCCCAGGCACCGCCGCGCTCCGCCAGCGCTCCGCCTCCGCCAACACACGAAGATTATGTTCCTGATGGGGCTATGGACGATGAAATCCCCTTCTGACCCGAACAGCCCGCGCCCTCCCGCGGCTGGCCCCGCCGCGTCCGACTTACCCGGCAGAGTAACGGGTGCGGCGAGGTGCTACCGGTGAGGAGGTGGGGATGACTAAGCGACCAAGCGTGCCGAACGTGGACCATCTGCGTCGACGGGCGCACGAAAGCCGAGGTGATCGATATCACTCCGATCGTGAAGGCAATTGCGAAGAATGTTGGTTGGAGCCAGGGGTGAGCCCTCTTGAAGATATTCTCACGTCAGTCGGGCTCCGCGACTATGCGCGGGAGAGAGCGCAGAGGACTGGCGTCAGGTGGCGCAAGGAATTTGGGGCTCATCTTTGTTATGGCTGCAACCGCTGGAGAAAGCAGGAGGCGAGAGCCTCCGGCTTGCTTGGTCCAATCATCAGGAATTCAGAGGTTATCTCTCGACAAATCAAAGCCCTTAAAGTCGAGCTAGAGGCGGCTCGCTTGCAGGAATCGATCTCAGGCCTAGAAAGGAAAATACGTCATGAAAGACACAGCAGAAGTCCGCTCGGAAATTGACAGCCTGTGGGCCAAGTTCAAAAAGGGCGAGGTCACGGCTAATGAAGCGCGCGTGCACATAGGATTCGCGAGGACAATTCTCGACACACTAAAGGTCGAGATCGCTGCGGCTCACCTGAATGCAGCTCATGTGCCACCTGTGGCGCTCACAAAACCGCGCGTGATCAACGGCAGAGCAGCTCGTCAATAAGTGACATGATCACCCCCACCGCTTCGCTCCAGGAGGTCGCCGCCGCGCTGGGCGTCACGCCGCGGTGGCTTAATGAATGGCTGCTGAAAGGCAACATGGACTGCTGCATGGTTGTGGCGCAGCGAAAAAAGCGCTTCGATGCCAGGCATTATGAGTTGATCAAAGATCGGATGACACAGCCATGCGCATCAGGATGGACCTCCGCCTCGTCAAACGCCCGCGTAGCCCGTTCTGGTACATCCGGGGGATATGGCGGGGGCGCCGAATATTTGAGAGCACGGGCACTGCTGATGACGGGCTTGCCCAAAGGGTCCTCGAAAAGCGCGAGGAAGAGCTCTTCTCCGGGGGGGAGAAACGTGGTCATACCTTTGCCGGAGCGATAATCAGCTACCGGCAGGCCGGGGGTGATCGTCGGTTTCTGGCTCCCTTGCTGGAATACTTCAAGGATCGCCCCCTGAAGGAGATCGATCAGGCGGCGATCGACGAGGCGGCCCATTACCTCTACCCAGAAGCCACCCCGGCGACCAGAAACCGCCAAGTCTACACCGTCATGTCCGCCATCCTCCGCCACGCCGGCATCAAGCTCGACCTGCGGCGGCCAAAGGGAGCCCGCGGGAACGCTCGGACAGCCTGGCTGGCTCCGGAGGAGGCATTCGCCCTTCTGAGCGCTGCTGAGGCTCTACAGCCCCGTTTCGGGGCACTGTGCACGTTCCTGCTCTACACCGGCTGCCGGTTGAGCGAGGGGCTGCGGCTCAAGTGGGCCGACGTCGACCTGCAGGCCAGCCTCGCCCATGTCCGCATGACCAAGAACGGCGAGCCGCGGACGGTCTACCTGCCGGAGGTCGTGGTTGCGGCGCTGGCAAATATCAATCCGAAAGAGCCGTTAGAGGCCGCGACCAGAGGCGATGGCGGCAAGTTTGCGCCGGTGCGTGTCCGTAACGGACCCGGCAATGGCACCGTCTTTGGGTTCGTCAAGGATCAGGCTCTCATGAAACGATTTCACTTTGCCTGCAGCGACGCCGGCCTGAACATTCCAGCAGGCACCGCCTTCCACATCCTGCGCCACACCTACGGTGCCTGGATGCGCCGCTATGCCGGCCTCGACACGGCCGGGCTGGTCGGGACCGGCGCATGGAAGTCACGTCAGGCCGCCGCGGTGTACGAGCACGTCGATGCGCAGGCCGAGGCGAAGAAGGTCGTGCTGCTGCCGGTGAGGAGGCGGGGATGACGCGGAGAATTTTGTACCACGTCGTGCTCGCCGGGCTGTTTGGCTTCCCGTTGATGGGGTCACTGTTTGGATTCGAGGCGGGATTTTTCACATTCATGGGCACCGCGGCGCTATCGTCATATCTTGCGATTACTGAGACAAACCGCATGCACTCGGAAACGAAAAATGAAGAACCTCCTGCGGCACAGCGATAACTTGAATCGCAATACTCCCTTCACACGGGAGGGGTCACAGGTTCAATCCCTGTCGCGCCCACCATCTGGAAATCAGCCTAAGTCATTGATCTTGTTACGTCATCGGTCATCCGGTGGCGGAGTGGGAATCGGCTCACCCCAACGCAAAATCACGCAACGAACCATGAACGCGACGCGCATTCGCGATCAAAACAGGTGCACTTTTGGGGTCGGAAATCACGGAACGTTCTCATGAGGATAATCCTAGCCGCGATTGACCTCCCGCACCGGCCTCGGTCACGGAATAGGAGATGGAGATGACGAAGCGCTGGTCTGGAACCGTTAGCGATCTGAGTAAAACAAAACGCCAAGCGTCAAAGGAAAGGCGCTCGGTGGATCGCTCTATAATTGTTGGTTTTCTTAAACGCGAGGCTGACTTGTGCATCTCCGACATCGTGTCAGGAGATGAAATAGGCCGACGGGAAGCGAACGCCCGCGCGGGAGCCTTACTCACCGCAGCCGAGGATATTGCGCAGGGGAAACACGAGTCAGTGACCACCCCGACGGCGAGCACCAGGAGGAGACGATGAGCGACCACAAAGGCGACCCAGCCAAGAAACCAACCGACTGCACGAGCCACACTAACTGCCCGCATATCAAGTGCACGTATGAGGGAATGGACAGCGAGACTTGGAGTTGCCCGTTATGCGGGGAGCACTTCAAGCTTTACTACGACGAGATGGCGTGACCCCCCCCAACGCCGAGGACTACCAGTATTGGATTGAGGTGAGGGAGACGAGATGAGCGCGCAAAGAGATGACGTACGCTGGGTTTAAATCGCGAGTGTCACGCCTGGATTTGCCGAACGGGCCGGCGAAATGCAGCATTGCTGAGCCGTGCGTCTATCGCATCGGAAAGATTTGCGATCAACCACGCATCAACAAATACAATGGTGACGCAGCCTGCTCTCGGATGACGAACAAAATACTACTGCTGCACTTGAGTAACCGCTGACCACCCCGACCGCGGAGACCAGGAGGAGACGATGAGCTATCAGCAACCCAGGACGACAGTCACTATTCCCGATATCGAAAGGGCGATCAGCGTTCTTCGCGCTGATGGTTGCCCATCGTGCATTCTCGTCATTCACAGTTTGGAGATGGAGATTGCGCGTCGTCGAAAGCGGTCTCGGAGAACTGGTTGGCCGGTTGCTCGATCTAGAACATGCAAGGCCGGAAGTACCGGTTCCGGTGACATAATGGACTGCATCTATCCCGATTGCGCCTGTATTGTTGAACCCACCATGATGCGACGGGCATGGGACAAAATTTTGCGGGAGTGGTCTTGCTTGACCGGAGCGATTTAGCAAACACCCGCTGACCACCCCGACGGCGAGCACCAGGAGGAGACGATGAGCGAGCGTGAGTGGCAGCCGATCGAAACAGCGCCAAAGGATGGAACTGTCGTTCTGCTTACGTGGATGGACGGTCTCACTCATCAACCGGCGGAGATTTGGCCCATGCAGTGGGGGCACATCCAACGCAATGGTCTTTTCCCGGAACGGACCGGGATGTGGGTATCACCTGACGGCTCCGTGACATGGAACGGAAGCGCCGATGACTTCGGTCCGACCCATTGGATGCCCGCCCCACCCCCAACAGTCGGCGGCCTGGAGGAGTGACGATATGAGCGTAATCAAGGGCGATGGTGGTTCGCCAATCGATCCACAATTGGCGGAAATCGACCGCCTCCGCGCCGACAACGCCGCCAAGGATGCGCGCATTGCGGAGTTGGAGGCGGGGTGGGCACATCTGGCCAATAAGGACATAGCTCATGCCCGCGCCCGCGCCGAGAAAGCCGAAGCCGACAACGCCGCCAAGGATGCGCGCATTGCGGAGTTGGAGACCAGAGTCGTCGCGCAAGCCAACGAATGGCGCATTGCCTACAATGAACTGCACACCCGCGCCGAGAAAGCCGAAGCCGACTGCAAGCGCGCCGAGGCTCGCGTTGCGGAGTTGGAGACTTGGGGCGACGGTCTACGCGAAAGCCTTGGTACGACGATTTCCACCATGGAAGAAGAACGAGCCCGCGCTGAGGGCTCCGAGGCGGAGCGGGATGCGTTGCGGGAGGCGCTGGAGCAAATTGCAGAAGGGCGGGATGTCGGGCGCCATGATGGATTGCCGGAAGACGGCCCGGCGCATGACGCTGACACAATGTTTGCTCTTGCCCGCGCCGCCCTTCAATCCTGCGCTTCAGCGAAGCAGGATGCGTTGAGGGAGGCGCTGGTGAAAATTGAACGGCGGACAAGGAACGCCATCAACGTCCAAGTCCCCAACAGCATGGACGATTTTATCAAATCTCTTGGTGCTGACGCCCGCGCCGCCCTTCAATCCTGCGCTTCAGCGAAGCAGGATGCGTTGAGGGAGGCGCTGGCTGCGGCCAGAAAGCAGCTAGTAATACTCGGGGGCGACAGTTCCTATTTGCCGCTGGAATCTGCGAAGGCGCTCGGGCTTGATCTCATTCAACGCGCAGTGATCTGTACAATAGATGCCGCCCTTCAATCCTGCGCTTCAGCGAAGCAGGATGTGTTGCTGGACGGCAGTCGCCCGTTGCCATTTGATCGGGATCATCTGGGCAGGCTTGTGCGCGAGGCTTGGGTTCGATGGGCCTACACGCAGCCCAATCCGAAGCCGTCATGGCTTGTGGATTACGACGAACTTTCCGAACCTGACAAAGAGGCCGACCGCCAGATCGGAGAGTGCATCGCGCGGTGGACGATCATTGGGGATGCGGCCCGCGCTTCAGCGAAGCAGGACGATCCATCCCAGGCCGAATTGAAGGAGTAAACGAAATGCCCGGACCAATAAGCGATAGCTATAAAGGACCGAAATACGCCTGTGAGATATGTCAGGATTGGGGTTGGGTATTCTCCCCCATTGGTGACAAAACTGTTAGATGCCCGCATGGTTGTCGAGACAACTGGCATCCACCCCGACCTAATCCATCCCAGGCCGGGCGGGAGGGGTAGATGGCGCTTCACCCGCTCGATCGAAAGGCCGCCGAATTGCTCCTCGGTGACCTTCAAGACCTTGAGAGCCGCGCCTATCGACTAGGAATGCCAACGATCGGCAAAGCGATCAATACCGCCAAGAATGATCTCGGCTGGGAATTGAGCAAAACCGCCGCCCGCGATCAGTCCCAAGGTGGGGAGGTCAAGGCCCCCGACTAAGCAGCCGGTCGAGCTTCTCGTCGACGCTGTCCCGCAGCTGGTCGATCTTGCTGTCGATCGTCTTCACGTTCTGGTTTATCTGATCGACAGCCATGCGAAATTCATCCTTGCGCACAAAGTTGTCGCGGTTCCAGAACTGTGCCTCGGTAAGAGCCTGTCGCAAAGCCGCGCCCGTTTCCCCGAAATTGCGGACCTCGTTGTCGATGTGCTGGCGCATCTCAACCTTGGCCTCATTGACGCGCTCCCGGAGCAGGCGATCGAGCGCCCAATAGATGGCCCCGCTTACGAGGCTGAGCGCACCGAGAAACAGCCCGCCCACTTGCGTCCAGACCGACACCTCACCTTCCTGCGCCATCGTGTCACGATCATTTCTTCTTGCGGCGAACCGCCTTCTTGGGATGCTTGATTGCGGCCACATCAAAGGCATGATCGGCCCCGACTTCGACGGCATGAATAGCGGCAAGCTCTAGGGCCTCCTTCGCAGTCCGAAGCTGAGTAATCAGCTTGTCGTGCGCTGTCTTCTTCGGCTTACGAATCATGGGTGCTCTCCTCACTGGTCTCCAAGGGATGGTTCGATCGTCTTGGATTGGGTCATTCATCTTCTAGGTCTTATGCGAAAAGAGTTGATTGACGCCGGCAAAGATGACGCCGAGCGCCGTCATAGCTTCGGGAATGCTGATCATCCCGCTTTGATACATTGTGACCAAGGCGGCGATGGCGGTGCCGACGGCGGCAGCACCAACCGTTGTGGTGACTGGTCCAGGGGTGGTTGAGACAGGCGGCGCTGGAGCTGGAGCCGGAGGCGGAGGCGGCACAACTACATTAGGTGCCGGCAGCTGTGGCGCTGGCGGCAGATGCGTCTTGAGATACGTGACCATCGCGGCAGTCGTGAGAGGTCCCACGATGCCGTCGACTGCCAGCGGCGGAGTTGCACCTAGCGTGTTCAATGTCGTCTGCAGCCACTTCTCGTCCACATTCGACTGCCCTGCAGCGCTCGTCTCGAAATCTTTGCGCCACGCCGCTGCGGCCTGATAACCACCGGGGCCGCCGTTCCAATCGTTAAACACGTTGTCGCCGAAAACCACGTGGGGCAAACGCGCACCATTGGGATCGGACGGTAGCCCCTGATCGGTGAAGCCCTTGATGTAATCGGAACCGCCCATGACGGTTTCGATCGTCTCGTTCATGCTTTCGACGGTGGTTTGGCTCGCGCGAACCTGTCGGACAAAACTGGCGAGCTGGCCGCGATTGATCGGACCATAGAAACCGCTGTGCAGCATTTGCTCAAGCGTCATGGTCTCGCCGTGAGATCGGCAATACATCACGCGATTGAACATGCTCTCCAGTGTCTGTTGCGGCGTGCCTTCGCTGAGCAGCATGGCCGCGATGTCGACCCACGTATTGTTATCGTTGAGCTCGCTGCGAAACGCCGCCTCGCGCTGCGCTGCAATCCAAGCGTTGCCCATCAACCGCACTCCCTTGAGATGGGTGGGCCGGAAGCCCGTAGGCTTCCGAGGCCTGCTTAGCTGGAGGGCAAAGACTTCGTCAGCGCGTCGGTCTCGGCGGCCACTGTGGCAGCCTGCGTTCCGATCGCCGAGCTCAGTTGCGAGATTTTGTCGGCGGCAGCCTGGACCGCGGCGTCATTACCGCCGGTCACTGCGGCCTGGAGTGCAGCAACTTCAGCTTGAATCGCCTTGTCGTTGGCGACGACATTGTTGGCAAGCGTGGTGACCTTCGTGCCGAGGTCGTCAACAGCAGCGTTGAGATTGTCGATGGCAGCCATGATCCTGTTTCCTTGTTGGATGAGAGACGCGAAGAGGTAGTTGGTGATGGTGGAGAGCATTCACTTGCTCGTGGTGGCGTCCTTGGCGGCGAAGAGACCGAGCGCGGTAAAGATCGACGCGAGAAAGGTCGGGTCGACGGGCAGATTGACACCCAGAGCATGAAGGATTCCGACGAGCGCAGTTGCGGCGCCCATGGCGGTCGTGAAGGGGTTGTTGAATAACATCTCAGTCTCCTCTGCTTTCATTCACTACCCATGGCATCGTCGATCTCGCGATCGTGCTCCGCCAATACCTTTGCGCCTCGCGCCGTGAGCTTCTTGCGCTCGTCGACAAATCCCCCGTGCTGCAGCCACACCAGATCGCTCTTGTTGACCGAGCCACCGTGCTCGATTGCGTACAAAGCGGCGAGGCGGGCCGGGGTGAGGTCGGTCATTTCCTGAAACCCGCATTCCAGCCAGCGAAATAGCCGGCGAGAAAACAAAGCCCCAAGCCGCATCCGATGAATATGATGCCAGCAGCGTCGGTCATGCCGGATCCGCCTTGCTGACGTGCTTCTGGCAGGCGACGCCGACCTCGTATTCTTCGCTGATCTCGGTGCCGTCGGACTTCGAAAGGTGACCGTTCTCGAGGTAATCCCAGCGCTCAGCAGCTGCGGCCTCACAGGCTTTCCGGCTGGGCATCTTCGTGTCCTCCATGGGGCGCCACGAGCCGCCGGCAATCGAGATCATGATGACGAGCCACCAGGTGATCATCAGTAGAGCCCCTTCGGGAAGTAGCAGTAGACGGTGCGCTGCTCCGGCGGTCGATCGTCCTTCGATAGGAAGATCACGGCGTGACCACCCGGAACCGGCGGATCGAACTTCATCCTGTCGCGGGGGACGACGATGCGTGTCCCGTTTGGGATAGCTGGTTTGCCGTACGTGGGATTGGCCGCGCCGTCGGTAATGATCGCAATGATGTTGTCGCCATCGCCATCGATGCCATCGGCAAGATAGGCGTCCTTCTGATCGCAGCAGTGCTTGACGACCTGAGTAGCGAACCAGCTCGCCAAATCAGGATCGTCAGTATCCCACCCCTCCGCATGCGCCGGTGCCGGCATCAGCGTCGCCCACAGCCATGCCACCAGCGCGGCGACGGCAACGACCGCGATGAACAGGATCGGCCAACCATGGGATTGATCGCGGTTCATCATCGCTCCAGCACCGCCTCGCCAGTCGGCTACCGACCTACGAGCGCAACCCTGCGGCGGACAACGCACCGCTGTCAGAACGTCGAGATTGCAACCCGCTTCACGGTGTTGGTTGCCGTGCAGACATAGATGAAGCTGGCGTCGACGCTGATTTGACCTGCCGAACAAGTCTGATTGTCAGCCCATGTTGCTTGAGGAATTCCGAGAACCCCGGAGCCGGTTATATTGATGTTACTTCCGACAAAGAGGGCTTTCGCTATGCCAACGCCCCCGGCAACGATCAGAGCTCCGGTCACTGAGCTGGACGAGTTCGTTCCAACATTTACGTTGACCTGCCCCTGCTGAATGGTCGTGCTCGAGGCGTTGATCTGGAATGGCTCATAAGCATTATTGGCGTCATTGACGACGGAAACGTACATCCCAGAGTTGGCGCCAAGCCCACCGACAACAATGTTGTCATTGGTGCCCTGCTTCAGTCGAACCAGCTCACCATCCAACAGGGTCGCGGCCCCGACTGCAAAACCAGGCACGGACACATTTGCCGCTGCCGTCCAGTATGACGCCGTGGTAAAGTTGTAGTCCCACCATACAGCGCCAAGGCCATCAGCAAGAATAATCGCCCCGGTCAAATTAGACGGAAGCGGAGATGCGGAATGACCCCCATTGGCCACTGTAAGGCCGACCTGGGCCCCGAGTATCGTATTGTTTGAGCCTGTTGTAATACCGCGAGCAGTCGCATGCCCGACCGCGGTATTCGCCTGCCCAGTGGTTATGTCCCGGCCAGTGACATATCCAATTGCGGTGTTGAAATTTCCCCCATTCTGGGTGAATAGCGCATGGTCGCCGATAGCGATACTGAAGCGACCGGATGTCTCGCTAAATAGCGGGGTGACGCCAATACCTATGTTGGCGTTCCCAGATGTTATGTTGAAAAGTGCCTGATACCCGATGGCTACTCCACTCTCGTCAACGGTGGAGTTGTAGAGGGCCTGGAAGCCAATCGCCACACCCTTGCCGGCTGTAGTTTGACTGCGGAGGGCGTCCTGACCAATGGCGATGTTGTCGCTGCCGGTGGTGTTGCTCAGCAACGCATTAAGGCCAACCGCGATATTGTCGGAGCCGCTTCTGACTGGCATGGCCCCGGTACCGATGGCGACGTTACCGGTGGCATCAAAGAGAAATTGCCATTGTGCGGCCGTGGGGCCGGTCGTTACCGGCACATATCCGGCAGAAGGAACGCCGGAGATCGTGACGCCGCCCACAGCACCAATGTAGGGCGAGAGAGCCGAGCCAAGCTGGTTGAATGAAATTCCCTGAGCATTACCAGGGACAGGCGATATATTGCCGACAACTTCCCTACCCGCCAAGGGGATCGGAAACTGCTGAGCCCCGGCCAGTACAGGCCAGAGCAGCAGACCAATCAGGGCGGCGGCAATGCGCTTCATCACTTGCCCAGCATTTTGGCTGCGGGGGCGACGACCGCCGGGAACGGAAAGTTCTCGGCCATCACCCGGAGGATCAAGTCACGCTGCTTGGGCAACAACGGCCAGTCTGTAGCGCGGCGAACGCCATTGGCGAGATCATCGCGTTCAATCAGCTCATCAAGCGGCACCTTCGCCGGCGCACGCAGAGAGCGGAATGCGAACTCCCCGAGCGTGATAGGGGTCTCGCAGGGGCGTTTTCCGTCCTTGTCGACTGGACATTTCATGTCGTCGATTACTGTCGCACCGTCGCTCATGATGGGCTGCGTGAAATCGACCTTTCGCGTTTCCTCAGCAAATGCCGAGGTCGCCGCGAGAAGGCCAAGGATGAGAAAGCGCTTCATGGTCACTGTCCCTTCAGCCTGTCCGCGAGCGCCTTGGTCGCATCCCTGGTCGCATCGCTCAGCGCCTCGGCCTCGCGCCGACGAAGCTCAGCCAGGATGTCTGTGCAGTGCTCCCAGCCTGGAGCGTAGGACGCAGTTGGTATCCCACCGGGGGCCATGCTTCCTTGAGGGCGCGAGGCAGCCTGAAGGTGCTGGCTGCAAGTCTGCATGGCGCCGCGAAGCACGTCCGTGGACGGCGGCGCGAAAACATCGAACTCCTGAGCCTGTCTCGTCTGTGCTGCGCAGGCGGTCATGAGAATCATGAGTGCAAGAACGGTCCTCATGTGCAATTTGCTCCCTTGGTGGTGAGAACACCGTTGGTGAATGTCAGGCTATTGCCGGCAGTCACGGTGCAAACCGTCGACACGCCGTTGATCCACGTCATCGGGCTGGTGCTGCCGCCGCCGGACGCGAGCACATTGCCGGCAGAACCGGCCGTAGCGGGGAGGTTGAAATTGTAGGTCGACGTCGTGCTTGGATTCTTGATGACGGCAAACGCGCCGCTTCCCCCGCCATTAGCCAGAGCCAGGGATGCGCCGTTGGATCCATTGATGCCAAGAGTCGCCGACCCCCCATTGGAGACAAGCGAAGAACCGGTCACCGCTCCGGCCGGGCTGATGCTCCAGTTCTGCCCGATCATGTCACTGGTGGAGGCGGTCAGCCCGCGGATGTCGACGCCGTAGGCAACCGGCACCGTCATCAGGGACTCGAGATGCACCCCGATGAAAGTGCCGGTGGAGGCGATCGGCACATAACCGTTGTCAAATTCCGCTGCGCAGAATCCGCACTTCCAGCCGGGACCGGGAGCGGAAGCCGCGCCATATGGAGTGGAGGCCCCCATGTAGAAGGCAAAGGCGATGTCAGCCGTGGTGCCGTTGTTGACGAACAGGCCTTCGACCGTATGACCAAGCTGGTACAGCTGGGTCGCGGCCGATGTGCCCCAGACGTCCGTCTCCTGTCCGGTCAGCTGCCTGGCTCCAGCCGCCGAACTGCGGACCTGCGGATTGGCGCCGAAATAGGTATCAATCGACGTTGCTGCGCCAGCGTTGATGACGACGACCGGCGCGATACCGGTGTAGGCCGGTAACGGATTAAGGCTGCTCGCCGGAGCGGTTTGCGTCAGAATGATGAGAGCACCGGTGCGCGTACCGGTTAGAGACGTCCCTCCGAAACTGTGATTGATGACGATGTCGTTGACGCCGAGACCGGCAGCAATCGTGTCGGAATTGACGTTAATGCAGAGACCAACGCATGCTTCGCCGAACGCCGCCGACCCACTCAAATCATGAGTCGTTGTAATCGCCGGGACTTGATTGGTCGGTCCAATCGCAATGCCCGCATTGAAGCTCTGTAGGGCCTGCCAGCTGTTGGACGTGTTCGCCAGATTTTGAATCAGCAGGCTAAAAGGGATGACCTGCGCCGGACCCGGCCCAATTCCAGTGCGGCCCACCACGGTGTTGGCAGGCAACGTCTGCGGCAAAGTCGGGATTTGCGCCAGGGCTGGCACAGCGAGCGCGAGCAAGGTCGCGGCGATACCGAGTAGGCGCCTGATCATGCTCCCGGTATGAAAGGCCATCCCGTCTCGGACAACGCACCCGCTAGGGGGCCCCTGCGATGTCCGGAAGCTTGCCCGGCTTGGTGCCGTTGATCTTGCTGACCTGATCCTTCATGCCCTGAACGACGACCTGTGGGTACATGCCCTGCATCTGAGACTTGGCAGCCTCGGTGGCGCTTTTGCGCGCTCCCTGGATCGCTTCCGCCCGCGCGAACGGAGGCACGTTCAGCCAGCCCGGAGAGTTCACCATCGGCTCAAGCAACGCCCGGGTGAAGGCCCCATGTACCTGCTGGTATTTGTCGTAAAGCGTATCCGGTAGCTTCACACCGCCGACATTGTTCGCCGGCTGCGTCGGGTAAATCTTGAGGCGGTCGAGCTCGGTCCTTACCGGGTCCTGACTGATCTGACTTGCACGAAACAATCCCAGCTTGGCGTTCCCTATATAGCCGGGATTGGGCAAGGGCTCCCCATACAGAGGATCGCGCTTGACCGGCAGAGACTCCCGAAGCCATGGCACCCTGTATTTCATGGCCGATATCAGGTCATCCGCCTTGCGCTGATAGGGGTCTTTGGAGCTGGCTGTCTGAGCGAGAAGCGACGGCACCACAGACGCGACCTGGGACGACAGGAATTTCTCCGTCTTCTTCTCGTCGCCGTTTATGGCATCAGTGGCATTGCGCAGCGACTGGAAGCCGGCCTCATTACCCAAAACGCCTGCCGTCGCCATTGTGGCAGCGATGAATGCGCTCCCCAAAGTCGCATCATCCTGCTCGTTGTAGTGTCGAACGATCGAACCAAGAGACGCCCCCAGATTGAAGACCAAGCCGATGGGGCCGAGACGCTCCATGGCAACCCATTGGTTCCCCATCTTGACCGAGAAGGGCTGCTTGCCGGTCAGCTGCCACTGCATGCGCTCCTTGGGGTCTCTCGGATATTCGCCCGTAGCTTCGTCAGCCATGACCTTGTGCAAGGCATAGCCAAGAACGGAGCTACCAACCGCCATCTTGGCAAGCGCCAGATTCTGAGCGGGGGCGCCCTTCTCCCCCTTTAGAGCCGACGCGAATTGAGAGTCGAGGACCGCCAGCGGGCTATATTCGACACCCTTGCGAACGATGTTCATGGGGATGTGCCGAAACGGGAACAGCCACTTCCCCACGATAGGAAAATTGTTCATTGCGCTGGATGTCTTAGCCCAATTACCCTCCAGTTTCTCCATGAATGCGCCGCTATAGGCGTCGTTTACCGCACTCCGAAGCGCGTCGTCGGTCGGGTTGTCGAGATGGTACTGACGTCGCTCCCAGAACTTGTCGCCGGTTACGCCCTCCTTGGCAGCAGTCTCGGCTGCAATCGTGCCTGCCGCAGCCCGCTCCGACAACACCTTGAAGAAGGTGTGGATCATATTGGCCGAGCGACCGGGGATGCCTAGAACCTTCGCCGCGCTGTCCAGCTGATCCTCATTGAAAACGCGCTTCCAGACACCCCAATCCGGACCCTGCTTCTGGTCATAGGGATTAATCGCACCCTTGGCTTGTGGCGACTCTTCACCGCGCTCGAACAGACGCAGCTCGCTCGCAAGCGGAACGCGCTGACCGGTCCCGAAAGCCTCGAGTGAGGCCGCGATCGCATCTGGCACCTGATGGATCATCGACATCTGGCCGTGGAACGGCGCCGACAATGAAACGTCCTGCCCGCGCAACTTTCCGATGCCGGCAGATAGCACCGGCGAGACAAGACGCTCCGTGACGACCTGCGCGGTATTGACCAGAAGGTACTTCGAGTGAGTGACCAGACCTGAGATCAGCCCCTGCTGCCACAACCAATAATACCACTTGGGCTGCTCGGCGAGCTTCGATGTCCGGACCTTCTCCAGCACTTTCGCCAGCTGGTTCGGCGTGAGGCCGGCGACCGACCGCGCCAGCTGCTCCTGCTCGGCGACTGTCTTGCCGGTACGCGCCAGCAACAGCGCCGCCCGCTCCGGCCGGGCCGTCCCGCCGAAGCGATCGACCACGCGCTTGGTCTTGTCGACCAGAGCCTGTAGTTCCGGCGGCAGGGCCTCGACGGGGTCCTTGACCGCCTTCGACTTGGTCATATTGACGGCTTCGCGCTCAGCCTGATCGATCAGGCTGTCGAGCACGGATTTCTGCTTGGTGCCCAGTTCCTTTGTCGCCGCGCTCGCCTGATCGATCAAATCCTTGATGTCCGGCGGGAGGGTCGCCTTGTCCTTCGTCGTCGCCTCGGTCCCGGCCTTCGCCAGTTTGCGGGCGGCGGCCATCACCGTCTCGTGCTCCACCGGCGGCTTAGGCTGGCCGGGGGCAGCCTTGGCTTCCGCGTCAACCAGCCGCTGCGCCGCGGCCTGCGCGCCCTTCACGTCGCCCTCTCCGAGCGCCTGTCGGAAGGCGGCGAGATCGGCGTCCCCCGCCGTCTTGAGCCGGCCCACAGCCTGCCGCGCGGCCTCCATCAGCTGTCGCGTCTTTGCCGGCATCGGCGTCTTGGCCTCCGGCGCCGCCTTGTCGGCCGCAGCCACCAGGCGCTTCGCTGCTGCTGTCAGTTGGGCGCGGTCCGTCGGCGGCTTGGGCTCCCCGACCTTCGGCGGCCTCTCGTTGGCCTTGATGAGTTCGCGCGCAGCGTTGACGGCGCTGTCGAGCTTGCCGTCGCCGGTCGACAGACGGTCGAGCTCGCCACGGAACGCGTCGAGGTCCGCATCCTTGTCGGCGCCGAACCGCTTCAGCACCTTCTTCGCGGCGTCGGTAAGCTCCTTGACCTCGGGGGAGATCGGCGCGCGTTCGCCGGCGCCTTCCTCTTTGGGCGCGAGCTCTCCCTCCGCCAGCTTCTTGGCCTGATCGATCAGCTTCTGGATGCCGAGCTTGCCGGGCTTGGCCTCGCCCTTGGCGACTGCCTTGAGATTGTCCGTCACCTCCTTGACCGCATCGACAACGGACGCCGTGCCCTGCGGGGTGTCGCCCGCCACTTCCTTCTTCCTGATCTCGGCCGTTGCCTTGGTGTGCTCCTGTTCGCGCAGCAGGTCCTTCCATGCCGCCAGCGTGCGCCCGCTCTCTGCGCGCAGGCCCATGGTGTATTCGAGCACGTGCGCGTGGCGCAGCTCGGCTTCGGCGAGCGCGGCCGCATTCTCGACCGACGGCGCCTTGACGTTCAGCTCGGCGGCGTCGGCGACGTCTTTCGCGGTCTGACGAAGCGCCTGAATGACCGCCCGGACCTTCCCATCGCTATCGAAATGTTGGGCAAAATAATCACCGTCCATGCTGGCGGGATCGACTCCAGCCGCCTCTGCAACCGCCTTCCTGGCAGCAGGAGACGCAACGCCACCACGAGCTTCCGGAAACCAATCGTTCTCATTGGCTATCCCCTCGATGGCTGCGCGGACGTCGTCAGGTGCATCGATCTTGTCGACCCACTCCTTGCCACGGGCATCGTATTCACCAGGCTTGTGACCTCGTGCCGCCACCCGCTCTTCTACCGGCGTAGAGGCGGCTGACAGACTGGTCGGCCAGGCTTCCTCTGCCTGGACCGAGGGTGAGCCATCGAAAGTCGGCTCCGGTTTCGGCGGTCCAATGACGTCGAGATCACGGGCGGTATTGAGAACGTCTTGCACTGTCGCCGCCCGCCGATCGACGAACTTGCTCTGGAGAATTTCCCTGGCCTGCTGAGACTCTTCAGCCGTCGGCCTCTCAATCGGGCCAGGTCCGGCCTTGGCGGGGTCTTCGCCGGGATACATGCCGCGGAACATATCCGGCGGGACATCACTGGTATCAGCCGCCGCGGCAATCCGATCGATGTGCGGACGCATCGCAGCATTGGCCTTCTCAGGATCAATACCGTGGGAGGTGTACCAGGCATCCTCAACCGGATTGCCGACGTCCCAAAACGCCGCCCTTTGTGCAGCCTCCGGCAACATGCCGCCATCAATCATGGCCGTATAGGCAGCCTCCTCTGCGTTCTCGCGAACGGCGGCGGGCTCGGCAGGATCATACTTGATGCTGGGTTCGTTATAGGTGGCAGCCTCCAGCCCAAACTCGGGCTGCTCCATCGAGTGAGTTGCGCGGGCTGGCTCGTTCTTCCTGGCAAACTCAAGAGCCTCTGCCCGTGTCAGGAATTCTCCGCCGGGAACAGCAAACCCCATCGCCTTCTCTATTTCAGGCGGCGTCGGTCCATCGGCGTTCAGCTCCTTGGAACTCATCAGGTCAGCATGAACCTCGCCCGGCTTGCCATATTTGACAGAGCCATCGGACATCTTGCGGGCGACCACCAAAGCTGGGGGCCCGGCCTCGACCGGAACGGTTATCGTTTTCGGGAAATTTCTGTCGACGTAAGTCGTCGGATTCTCGATCGGCTCCGATCCGCTCCAGCTGTTCGGGACCGTGTGGGACCGGTCGATGACGGGATTGTCGATGACCGACTTGACCGGCTCGGAATTCATGATGGCATCGACATGCGGAATGCCGGTTTGCGCGATCTCGGTGCGGGGCTTGGCGAATGGAGACGGCGCATCACCAACCCTAATCGGCTCGATCGGCGTCGGCTTCACGTAGGGCTTGGGCATCGCGGTCGGCGGATGCATCCCGTGCATGAAGGGCAGTATGTCCGGAATGACCACCACATCCTTTGGCAGTCCGATCTCGACGCCCGCCTCCTGGGCCCCTCTATAGGAGCCTTGGAATGCTCTCCACCCGGCATCTAGAACCGTTGCGGCCGCGCCGAACAAGGTGCCGAATGCGCTGAACGGATTGGTCTTCTCGTCCTCGAAATGAGTGAACACCTTATTCTTGTTGAGCCATTCCATAGATTTATCTGACAGGCCCAACCGCTCCGGACCCCAGCCTTCATAGAAGCCGCGGCCAAACGCCTTGCCGATCTGCTCCACGCCAGCACCGTATTTGGATACTTCAAACTCAACCGGCGACATCGCAAACTGATTGGCCTTGTCCATGACAGGCTGAGGGAACGGGGAGTCGGTGTTGGGCTTAGCTGCCTTGTCGAATTCGTCAAATGGATTTGGTCCCGCCGGGGATGTGGGCGCGTCGAATTCGTCAAATGCGTTACTCACTTGGCAAGTACCTTGTCTGCCTCACCGGAACCATACTTGGCGTCGAACTGAGCTTTCAGATCGGGATTATCCCGCAGCTTCTGTTTCGCCGGCTCCGGAATGATGATTTGCCCGCCAGCCCTGATCGCCGTCGGCTTCACACCCCCGATCGTCTCCCCGGTCGCCAGCGCGCTTGCGGCCGTGCCTGGATCGATCAACCCATATGCCTTCTTGTCGAGGATCATCTGAATAGCGCTACGCTTCAGCGGTGCCATCGTCTTCGACAGCAGCGAGTTCGGATCGTTGATGTCGAGCGCCTTGGCTTGCTGCTCTGGCGGCAGCGCGAGATAGGCCGGAACGAAGGTTTGGAAGAAGCTCGCAAACTTCTCGTGTCCAATCGGGTCGGTGCCGAGCGCTCCCTTCACACCGTCCATGGTCGCCTTGTAGATCGGGTCCTTGAGCGGCCGCTCCTCCAGCGACTTGCGCAGATTGTTGAGCACCGTCCCGTCCGGGTTCGACAGCTTCCCGCTGGCCTGCGCGCGCAGGATATCGACCTCACTCGGCGGATTGTTCGAGGTGAAGCGATCGAGCAGCGTCTGCTTCGTCACCGGGTCGGACACCGCGGCGATCTTCTTGTTCTGCTGCGCCTCGCCCCAGTTGAGCAGTGTGCGCGCGTGCTCGGCGGCCGTCGGGTTGCTGGCAGCGACCGACATCGCATCCCGGAAGAAGCCGGGCTTGATGACGGGATTCCCGGTGTTGTCGTAACTGACGTTATCGGTGAAGACCTTGCCGAGCCTGTCCTGACCGTCGCGGACCTGCTGCGTGTGCTGGTAGTCCTCGCTCTGCTTCTGCGTCAGGAAGTCCGCCTTGGCCTGCGACTTCGCGGCCTTGCCGAGCGTGAGCGCTTCCTGCCCATTGATGTACTGCGGGTAACGCTTCACCCATTCCGCGGCGGTCGCTTCCGGGTCGCCCGACTTCTGGATCGCACCGAATGCCCCGGCCTTGACGATCTGCTCGATCGCCCGCTCGCCAACGTCCGTCTTCACCTTGGCCGCATCGATGCCCTTCATGGGCGAGGAGTCGACGATGCCGCCGATGGAATGCTTGACCAGGTCGATCTGCGCATCGACGGAAGCCGGATCGCGCAGCGCGGTGTTCGTCGCCGAGTTGATGAGCCCCTTGACGTTGTTGTGGACGCCGATGCCGACCGCCGTCGACACGTCCGCGGTGCTCTGCCTGAACATGTGCTGGCGGGTCTGGTCGACGAAGTGCTCGGCCCACGCCTGGCTGCGCTCGGTGGTAAACCCCTCCTGAAACTGCTGCAGCGACGGCTCCAGCGTCTGCTCGCGCCACTGCTTAACCGCCGCCTCGACTTTCGGCCCATAGGCCGGGTCGTTCGGATCGATGCCCTTGATCGCCTCGTCCTTGCTCTGGATGAGGCTGTCGAACATTTCCGCACCATGCGCCGCACCGGTGCTGATCTGCTGGTGATCGACGACCTTGACCGCGACGTCGCCGGCGTCCCGCAGCGCCCCACCCAACCGCTGGCCGAGCGTTCCCTTGGCCTCGGCGGCCTGATTGTAGAAAGCCCCGATGCGGCGAGCGGCACCGGCGGTCGCTTCGACCCCGACCTCCGAAGGCCGTAGCGCAACATTGCCAGCATCGAATTCGGTGATCTTCGGCATGGTGCCCTACATGAATAGCGTTGCAACCGCAGCCGCGCCCTTGACGCCGCCACTGAAGAAATCTCCGATCCCGGCCTTCTTCTCGGCGCTGGCTGCCATGTCGGCCGCCGCCTCCATGTTGCGGTAGCTCTGTGCCTGCTCCTCGTAGCCTTCCTCGGTAATGAGGCCCTGACGCTGGATGACGGCCTGCTGCAGCGCGCCCTGTTGAGCGGACGACCGCAAGATGTCGAGTGACGATCCCGACGCCGCGAAGCCCGCGCCGGCCGTATCGGCCTTCGTCCCGCTCATCGACTGGTAAAGCTGCCGCTCGGACTGCATGACCTGGATGGCGGTCGACTCCTTGGTGTAGAAGGCTTCCTTGTCCGCCTCCCGCGCGGCGAGGTCATAGTTCTGGGCTTCCAGCAGGTCGCCCTTGGCCTTGTCGCCGGCGGCGAAGCCCGCGAAGATGTCGCTGACCGCGCCCCCGAGATCGGCGAATGTCGATTGGCCGAATGCCATCTTCAAATATCCTGCGTCGCGATCGGGGCGCCGATCGACACGATGTTGGCGGGATAACCGCGGTTCACCTGCCAGCAGATCATGCCGTCGAGGTCGTAGTCGTTCGGGAACTGGTCGCGGAAGATGCCGGTGAAAGTCTGTAACGCCGCGTAGGTCTTGCCGCCCGGCGACTTGAAGATCGCGGTCCTCATGTCGGCGAACGAGTAGCCGGAGAACTTGATGCCCGCCGTCCCTTCAAGCTGCGCGAACACCCACGGGCTGCGCTTGAGCTTGCCGAGCGCTGGGCCGTTGCGGGCTCCGCTCTCCGCGGGCGATGCCGGCCGGGTGGGCTGGCCTTGCGAGATGAAATCGAAACCGATGAGCATCTGCGTGAGGCTTATCGAGCCGGCGTAGGTCGCGGTGAACAGGCCCGACCCCGTGCCGGCCGAAATGCCGTCGCCATACGGGACAAAAATCGATCCGTTGGACACGACATAATCACCGCAATCCAGCCCACCGAGCCAGGCCGTCACGGTCTTGCCGTTGAGGTGCCACAGCCCGTTGATGGTCAGGCCACCATAGGGCGCGGTGTTGGCAATCGGCACGTTGCTCGATGTCACCGACGACGGGTTGATGGCGTTGTCGAGATACGTCGCGTCTAAAAGGGTCGAACCCTCGTCCGGGACGTCGGTGAGGACTTCGACGCCGTAGTGGCCCGTGGCCGCATCCAGCGTGACCATCGTGAGGGCATCTCTAGTGCCGTCGATCGAAGGGCCGCCACAAATACTAACAACAGTGCGGCCACTTCCAAGAGCATGGCGATGGAACGCAGCATAGGTCGGCTCCTGTGTGGTGGTGAGCGCATCGCGCTTGTAGGTCACCCCGAACCATGATCCGTCGATATTGCGGCCCCAGACGATCGGCGTCACGGCATCGGTGTAGGCGAGCTCGGCGACCTGCGGCGCGGTGATGTGGCCGGCCCAGCGCGCGAGGTTCGGTGCTGAGAACTTGCCGCTGTACACATCGGCGAAGCCCTCCATCAGCTTGCGCTGATAGCGGTGCACGAAGATCGTGGTGTGCTCGGTCCTCACCGGCTGGATGTTGGCGCAGCCAATCTTCGGGACCGGCCTGGCCGCTATATTGTTTGGCGCCATCGCGCCCGCTTGCAAAGGCTCAATCAGCCACTCACCGGCGAGCGTTCCCATGATTACGCCCTGCAGGTCGGGGATCATCCATGAGATGGGGTTGACGCCGTCACTGTTCAGGACTTCGGAGATGCCGTTGGCCGAACCGACGGTGCCGTATTGATCAGTAGGGGCGAAGTTGATTGTGTTGCCGACGATACCGTTGCTGACCGAGGCGTCGAAACGATTAGCGACTGCACCTCCAAGCCAGATGCGCCCCTCATGATAGCATCCGCAGGTCGGATAGCCGGTCGTGCCGCTATAGACGCCCAACCGCCAAGTAATGCAGGGATTGGTGTAGAGCAGCGCTGGGCCGAGAACTTCGAGAACAGCGACCGATCCGGTCCCCGTGCCGGGCGGATTGAAAAACTGCAACTCGGCGCAAAGCGATCCGGTCTCCCCGGACACGGCGGTGATGACCACCCAGACATAGTTCCAGCTTGCGCTGCTCGTCGACTGGATTGTCACCGCCGTCAGACCGTCGGTGAAAATGCCCGTCGTCCCGATCAGCGTCCCATCTGTCGACGAGACCGGGGCGCTGTTGTTGGCGTAGAGGTCAATCCTGACCGTCCCCGGCGTGGTGCGAATTCCGGCGAAGCCCTCGTCATTCGACGGATAGACCGTCACCGACCCGATGGCCTCCGCGCCACCGCCGAAGTGACGCCCGACATACCCACCGGTGCCGAAGCCGGCAGCCGAAGCCGCCGCGGATTGACTGGTCACGCCATCAAAGGCCGCTGACAGCGTGCCGCCAGTCGTCATGTTGCCGATATTGGCGGCGCCGGAAACACCCTGACTGATCTGGTTACCGAGACTGATGATCCGGCCCCAGCTCCAAACCGCCGCCTGGTTGGTCGGCAGTATGGACCAATGCGTCGTATCGGCACCTGGGGGATTCCCGGTGGTGCTGGTTTGCGCCTGCCAATATGTGGCCCCGCCAGGCAAGCCGCTCGGGTTGTAGGAGACAACATTGCCGGAGGAGTAGCCATGCGCTGGATCCCACAGCGCCGGCTCCGAGAAAAGCCGAACCAGCCGGCCGATGTCAGTACCGACCCAGCCCTGGCCGTTATTGATCGCCGCACCGGCGGAGACCGCCACCCACTGCGTCGGGCTCGAGGCCGGAGTGTTGCCGACGTTCTGGTCAACCAGGCTCTCGTAGTTGACGCTCGACGAGACAACAAAATCCCCGACCTTGTAGGCCTTGGTCGAGTCGTAAGCAGGGAAGCCAAGGGTCAGATTGATCTTGCCGGTCGTCCCGCTCGGCGTAACCTGCGCACCATTCACTGGCGGGTCGAGATAGGGGCCGTCCAGAAACACCAGAGCCGCCAGCGAGAACAGCGCATCGGTCGCTGGACCCGGCAGCGTCGCCACCGTCAATATCTGCGGCTGCAGGTTCGGCGCCAGCATGACGGCAGTGGTCTCTGCCTGGATGATCCGAACCTGCGCCCATGTGCCGGCATTGTAGGGAGTTTCGACTACATGCAGGCGCTCCACCGTCCCGCTCAGGAATGTCCCAAGTGTAGAGCCATCGATGTTCGCGCCCGTCGTGCCGTCCTGCAGAGAGAAATGAGTGCTGTCTATGGCAGTGATCTGAAAAACTCTGTTGTCGAGCGCCGGCATACCGTTGCCGGTCGAGAACATCACATCATTCCCGTTGACCCAGCCACTTGCCGCCGCCGTCCGCACCACGGCAGGATTGGCAGAAGAAATCGCCAGTACGGTCTGAGGAGCATTATCCGTCGTGAGACGCAGCCCCTGCCTGAACCGCATCCAGTTGTCGGTCAGCTCAATCGTGTACGGGATAGCTGCCTCAAAATCCCACCGCAGAACGCGGCCGGGCGCCGCAAATCGTGTGGTGCCGGCGAACATAGTCCCCGGACGGCGCACCCACGTCCCGGCCTCGACCGGGAAGCCGTTGAAGCAGACGTTCAGGCTGTGAACATACTGCTCGCGGTCGACGCGGCCCAGCGCCCACTGCGAAATCTCGCCGCCGAGGAACGAGAACTTCTGATAGGTGGCGTTCGCCATCGGTCAGTACCGACAGGCGACATAATCGTCGAGCGGCGGGTCTTCGTAGCCAACGAGGATCGCGTTGACCGTTCTGGCATCCCCCATGAACTTCTGGTACTGCTGCTCGATCTGCTGAATTTTCGCAGTCGATTGCGTCAGCGGCTCGCAGACCTCGACACCGATCCGGCAACCCAGCCCCTCGCAGAACATCGCGTGCATCTGGGTGACATCGACGATGTCGGCGACGAACCAGACGACGAGCGCCGTCGGCTCCATCGAGGTGATGAAGCGCCCGACGAACTGCCAATCCCGGTACTGGATACCAGTCGGCGCGCCGATGAACGACACCGGATTGACCTTGGGATCGCCGGACACCGCGCGCAGAAAGCCGGCGGGCTGCATGAACACGTTGCGGGTGCCGGACTGCGTCGACGGGCCCGAGCCGATCGGCCAGATGATGTTGAGCTTGGTCAGCCCGACCCCGTAGGGGAATTCCGGCCCGCCCACTTCCAGCCAGTTGATCGATCCGGCCCCGCCGACGAAACCGGTCGCCCACGGCGCCAGCACGCCGGTATTCGTCCAGTGCACGCCGGCATCAGCCGTGGGGTCATGCCCAACGTTGCCATTCACCGAGCTTTGATAAGTGACCCCATCACTACCGCGGACCTTGTTGCCGCTGGCGTAAGTGGTGCCGACCGCCCATGCCGCCGGCGACAGGTCGGGCTCCTGGTTGATGTTGAGATCGATCAAGCTCTGGTAGGCGATCGAATTGAACGTGGCGACCTGGTCCTTGAAATAGGTCGTGCTCGAGCTCCACGCCGTCGCTGTCGCCGGGTTGTCGGTGTTGTCGTTGACGAGCGACAGATACACCCGATAGGTGCCGTCGCCAGCCGCGGTGTAGACCAGCTCGCCCGCCACATAGCCGGTGGTGCCGCTGGTATCCCACAGCGATACCGACATAGGCCCGAAATACGGCTCCCAGAACGTGGTGCCCAGCGGATCATTCCCGAGGTTGTCGGGGATGTTGGAGATCCACAGATTGTTGTTCTGATCGGCGACGATCGAGCCGACGTAATAGGTCGTGTTGGCATTCCACAGCGTCGGCGCCAGCACCATGGTGTTGCCGTCGATCGCGCGCACTACGGCGTTCTTGATGGCAAAGGCCCAGACGTTGCGCTGCAGTTCGGCCTGGCGCAGCTTGCCGTAGGCGAATGCTACCTCGGTCGCCCGCTTCGAGTCCTCGTTGAATCCGAGGACCGGGTCCATGCGCGCCGAGCCGACGTGCTGCAGGCCGCGGTTGCCGATATCGATAGGCGACAGAAATTCCGACATGGTCGCACCCTGCCGTCACGGGACGGGGCGGACAACGCACCCCCTGGCGCGCTACTTGTAATAGCCCCACATCACCACGCCCTGGCTGCCACCGGAGCCAGGCGCGGAGGACGTCATCAGAATCTGGGTGTTGACGGCGGAGGCCGGCAAGCAGGGCGAAAACAGCTGGCTATAGTGGCCTGAAATCGATCCATCTACTTTGCCGATCTGCTGGATATAAGAAAAGGTGCCTCCCAGCAAACCTGCAATCGAGTTGCCGCCCGTAGTCGACGCAGTTGCGACTGCGTCATCAATAAACCCGCACAGATATGCGGTCTTGAGAGCCACGGCAGGAATGGCGACGGCGATCGACCCCGTCGTCCCGGAGCCGGAAGCAATTATCGGGGTTGACCCGGCCGGATACTGATCAGGGGCTACCGGCAGCGGGTTTGTCGAATTGACGGGATCACACTCCGCCGCAACCTGACTCGCCTCGGTACAGGGGGCGACCAGCGGGGCGGCAGCAGCCGCGTTGACGAACCACAGCGCCGCAAGCGCGGCAATCAGTATCCTCACCATGGGATTTCTCCCTGACTGCGCAGTAGGTCCTTGGCGACGTTGATGGCAGCGATGCGGGTCATGTCGGCTAGGGCGCGGGAGTCGGCGAGCGCCGAGGCGGCCGACTTCACGGCGGCGACGTAGGTCGCATTGCCTGTGGGGTCGCCTGGCTTGTAGCCAGCTACGCTCGCCGCAGCTGCGATCGTGGTCAGATGCGTGGTCACGGCCGCATCCTTGGTCGCCTGCGAGGTCTTGCCCGCCGCGGCAATCGAGGTGACCATGGTCTGCTGGTTCGACGACATCAAGCGGCCTCCCTGCGCTCGACGAGGCGGTCGAAGTCTGCCATCAGCCGCCCCATCGGTTCCTTCCAGTCCCCAAAGATCGACTGCCGGTAGATCGTCATCGAGTCGTACCAGGAGCAGGCCCGGTCCTCGCGCATCCACGGCCACAGCCCAGCGAAGCGCACCAGATTCCAGACTGGCTTGCCCAGGGCTCCGGCGAGATGCGCGACCGAGGTGTCGGTGGTGATGACGAGGTCAAGCTGGTCGATGATCCAGGCCGTATCGGCAAAGTCGTTCACGCCGCCCATGGGATCGAGCACACCGAGCTCACGTAGCGCATCTCGATCCTGGTGGGATTGCTGCAGCGATACCAGCGTCACTCCTGCGCGCGCTAGTGGCGCAAATGCACCAAACGGCAACGTCTTCTGCCGCGCCATCTGGTCGGTGCCGGGCTGCAGCTCACGCTTGCCGGAGGCCCAGCAGATGCCGACTTTGAGGCCGGGCGGGAGAGCGAGGCGGTCGTCGCGGTGGGGCGCCTCCAGATACCCGTGGGATGCGGGCGCCAATTCACCGAAGAAGGCCGGCACGTCGAGCAGGGCCGCGCAATAATGCGGGCGTCGCGCCGGCGTGTCGTAGCGCATAATGACTTCGTCCGCCCAAGGCCGCATCGACTGCGCCAGGCGGTGCATCTGCGGCCGCACCGACAGGATGACGTAGGCGCCCATGTCATGCAGCGTGCGGACATAGCGGATGCCGAGCAGCTCGTCGCCGAAGCCCTGCTCGCCATAGAGCAGGATCGTCTTGCCATCGATCGGCTCACCCCGCCAGAGCTCGACGTCCCCCCGCGGGCGCGGAGGGTAGGCCGATGAGCCGAAGCGGTGGCGGTGCTCTTGGAAGCCCTCGCGATGCCGGCCGAGGCCGAGCAGCACCAGGCCGAGGCTGGCGTGGGGCTGCGCCTCGTCGGGCTTCAACGCGATTGCGGCCCGGAACTCGGTCTCGGCATCCTCCAGCCGCATCATGTCGGCGTAGAGATGACCGAGATTGGTGTGGGCCTCGAAGTTGTCCTCGACCTCGAGCGACTTGCGCTGGAGCTTCTCGGCGAAGCCGGGCATGCCGTTCGCTGCCGCCACGGTGCCGTAGTTGCACCAGTACTCGTAGCGCTTCGGTGCGGCCTTCACCGCCATGTCGTAGTGCAGCGCGGCGTTGAAGCTGCGGCCGGCTTCATGCTCGATCTGGCCGCGGATCGCCCAGGCATCACCGTTCTGCGGATTGCGGCGAATGACCTCAGCCAGCGCGTCGGAAGCGTCGTTCTTCTTGCCGGCCGACAGCAGAGCCAGCGCGTGCTCGAACAGATATTCCGACGTGTTCATTGGGCCTCACAACGGAGGGGCGGTCGTCAGGAGCTGGCCCTGTTCGAGCTGACGGATGGAGGCCTGGAGGAACAGGATGACGTCCTTGCGAGTGACGTTCTTCGACTGCGCGTCGGTCGTGTTGTAACGCAGCTCGAAGTCACCGGCCGACGGCGCGTTCGTTCCGGTCGTGAAATCGGAGAACTTGAAGCCCTCCGTTCCACGATTGAAGGTCCACGAGATTGCAGCCATCGGCTATCCTCAGATCGCGTAGGTGACCTTGGCGTAGATGTTGCACGCCTGCGCGGTGCCGGCGGCGGTCGCGACGTACAGCAGCAGGTCGAAGTAGCCGTTCGGGTCGGCCGGATTGCCGCGGCCATCGACGAACCCGAAGGTCTGCCACAGCGGCTGCTGCGTGAGGCCGAGGAAGTTGTAGGTCGTCCCGATACCATTGAACACGAGATTGGTCGGGCCATAGGCCAGCGTGTTCGACGTCTCCAGGAACTGCCCATACATCTTATTCGGGCTGGAGTAGGTCGCGATCGTGGTGGTGGCGCCGGTGTTGCCGGTGGTCGGGATCAGACCCTGCAGGGAGGCCTGCGTGCCGTCGATCGTCGAGTCCGAGAAAATCCAGTTCAGGTCGAAGGCGATCAGCTTCGAGGCGCCGGAGTCCGGGGCCTTGTCGGTAGCGATCTCGACCGACTTGATGATCGCGCCGGTCGGGACGCGCACCAGCTTGTAGTAGCTGCCGGCGGTGCCGAGGCCCGCGGCGGTCGCGGCGACCCAATCGTCGACCTCGATCACGCGACCGGCGGCGCCCTGCCCGGCGCTGTTCGCGAGATAGGGCGGAGCCGTGTTGTCGAGGTTGGTGATCGACTGGGAGAGAACGGTATCCTTGGCCATCGCGTCGGCTCCTTAAGGCGTAATGTCGGTGCCGCTCGTGTCCGAGCAGAGGATCGACACCACCTTGCCGGCCTGCATGCGGACAGAGCCGACCATGGTCTGGATGAGAAGCTGGAGCGGCCGGCCCGACAGGTCGGGGCGGAACTCGGCGAAGGTCGTCATGTCCTTCCAGATGCCCATGTACATGCCGGACTTCACGAACACCGGCACGTTGCGGACGTTGGAAGTGACCGACAGGCGCTCGGACACGACGATGTCGATGCCGAGAATCTGGCGCACCCGGCCGCCCGAGACCTGCACACTCAGGCCGGACTGGAAGTCGGAGGAGACCACCTGGACCTGGTTGTAGAGATCGGAGTGCTGCTGCGATCCGATGATGGCGCAGGCCCGATCCATCTCGAGGTCGTTGTGGTAGTGCTCAAGGATGCGCTTCGCCTCGATCATCTTGGCGATCGTGAGGCCGGCCGCGGCGGAGGCACCGAACGTCGAGGCCACCTGGAAGTTGGTGGTCGAGAACGAGTCCGGCGTCAGGCTGCCGATGTCGGTACCGAGCTGGCGCGTCGCGAAGAACGCGGCGATCACGACGTCGTCGTAGTAGCGGTTGACCGCCGCCATGCCTGTCTGCACGTAGGGGCCCTGCGGATCGACGATGGTTTCGAGGCGATCGAACGAGTCGATCAGCATCGGAAGCTCGCCGGCCTGCGGGAACACCCACGGGCGCAAGGTATCGGGCTGGGTGTGGGTCATCGGCGCGAAGCGACCGGTCGGCTGCTTCATCACCACGGAACCGAACTGGTTCACGGGCGACGCCATCTTGCCGACGTGGCTGCCTTCGCGGACTTTGCCGCGGACCTTGGAATCGGTCTGCTGGAGGAGAAGCTCGACGTTCGCCGTGTATTCGGCGGTGAAGAGCGCGGTAAGGCCCTGGTTTTCGGTCAGGACGGCCATATGAACCTCGACAACGAGAGTTGCGGAAGCTCGCTACGGCTTGTCCGGCGCCAACCGGGGCCTCTTGCGATCAGTTCTGGCCTTGCCCAGCTACGGAGGCCCTATGCACGCGAGAATGACGAAGCACCGGCCCGTCGACAACGCACCCGGTCAGGCCGCGTACTCGGATTGCCCGGTTGCCACCTGGATGAGCTTCTTCCACTCGGTTTGCTCGGCGACCCCGCCGGCCTTCCAGCGCTGACCCCAGGCGGTATCCTTCTTGAGCTCCTCCATGCGCGCCTTGGCGGCCTCGCGGCTCATCTGGTCCGGATTGGCCGGCTGCTTCATGTCGACCCAGCGGTCCTCGCTCATGCGAGTGCCGAGCACGTCGAGCAGCTCCATGAAGCTCGCGGCACCGACGCCGCCGAGATGGGAGATCGCGTCGATCGCCTCAGTAGCCTTGACCGCGTCCATGCCGGCAGCGGTCGCCCACTTGTTGAAGGTGCGCTTGGCTTCGGCGACCTTGGTGTCGTAATTCGGGCCCCAATTCTTCTTGAGCGCCGCGACCTGCTCGTTGGTGCGGGTGGTGGCAAGCGTCTTCCTCTCGGCCTCTATCCCGTCGAGGTACTTCTGCACCGCACCGGTGATAGAGGCGACGGCCTCCTTCGGCGCGCGCGACGAGATCGCGGCCGCGGCAATGGCCTCGGTCATCTTGACATCGAGCGCCTCGCCGGCGGCGGTCTTGATGCCGGAGAAGTCTAGATCCTTCGCCTCCTTCGGCGCACCTAGCCGCTGCCAGAATGCGTCGATCTCGGCGGGCTGGGCATTCGCTTGCGGCATACGTAGAAGCTGATCCTGCGGCACTCCCAGCTTGCCCTCTGCCTTGCGATAGTGGTCGGTAAGCTGTTGGGCAAACGCGCCGGGCTCCTTGAAGTCGTAGCCCTTGCTTTCCCACCACCCCTTCACATCGGGCGGAACGTTCTGATGCCAAACGGGCGCGGTCGCCGTGGTCGTATCCGCGACGGTCGTCGTCGTGGTGTCAGTCATTGATCGTCTCCTATGACGGCCGCCCCATAGAGAGCGGCCAGCTCGTGTTCGCTGAGATGCAGATGCGCGAAAATGCGCCAGAAGGCTTCCTTGCGGCCGGCCATCAACAGGGTGCGATCGTGGTCGCCGCACTCGACCTCGCCGCCGAAGGCCCGGCAGAACGTCGCCAAATCCTTGAGCACGATGTCGCGCGCCGGCCCGGCCGGGAACACCGCCTGATAGGCGCGCTTGCGGATGGCAAGCTTCTGGATGGCGGCAGGAAGAAACCTCATGCCGCCACCACCTTCCTGCCGAGATGATCAACGCGAAGGTCGGCGACGACCCAGCGCTTGACGGCCCCGGTGAGCTCGACGCGTTCCTTGTCGTTGAGCTTGAGCTCGTCGGCGAGATCGCGGAACGCCTTGATCAGTTCGTGCTCGTGGTCGTAAACGATGACCCATTCAGGAACATCACTGCCCGACTTAATCAGCCGACAAGCTACCTTGCCGTTCTTGAGTACGTTCGCCCCACCGATGAAAAACGGCCGCGTGATGTCGGTGAAACCGGAATAGATGAGCTGCAGCAGCACCGGCATAGCACGGCCGTAGCTGTGCCACATGACGGCATGCACGACGTTCCAGAACTTGTCGTCCTTCGCCGCATGCAGGCAGCGCGCCTGCCACGACGAGCGGATGTCCTTCGACAGCAGGAGCATCGAGAGGTCGTCGGTCATTGCACGGCTCCGGGCTGACCGACGGCGGACTTCGCGGCGACAGCCTGCGCTTTCAGCATCGCGGCCTGCGCCGGCAGGGCCTGCAGCTGCTGCTCGCGGGCCTGCGCCTCACCGCGCGCCTTGCGCTTCGCCGCGATGGTGCGCTGGTCGGCGGTGTAGCGCACCGGCACGTTCATGCTGACCGCAACATCGGGCGCGGCCTCCTCCATGTTGACGTAGTCGAGCCAGCTCGGGTCCTGCGTGTCGGCGGCGAGCTGACGCAGCGAATCGGTCCAGCGCATGAAGCCGGCGACCTCGTTTGCGCGGGCAAGCTTCGCCAGCGGCGACTTGTCGACGACGCGGAAGCGAATGCCGGCCTCGCGCAGCACCGGCGGCGGCGGCGGGATGAGACCAAGATCGGCGGCGAGATCGAATTCCCGATGCACAAGCGACGTGACCTTCTCGTCGTGCTGGCGGCCGAGCGTCGGGGCGATCAGCATCCCGCGCTCGTTCGCGAGCTCCAGGACCTGGGTCGCGGTCATGTTGGGGTTTTCAACCAGCGTCTTGTAGATCGACACGAACATGGTGTCATCGACGATGCCGCGCTCCTCCTGCATCATCTCGATGGCGACCTGCATGTTGCCGGTGGGAAGCGTGTGCACCAGCGCCTTGCCGTCGGGCGACACGGCGCCCTTGTTCATCGCGCCCGGGCGGAGGTCCATGCCGACCATGCCGTCGTCCGCGGTGAGCAGCACCGGATCGGCGTTGCGGTGGGCCTGCTTGAGGTAGGTCACCTTCTGCGCGTTGAGCGTCTTGAGCGCCGGCAGGACGAGCTGCACCGGCCCGCGGCCGTAGACCTCGCCCGGCGTCTGGTCGTATCGGCTCGGCGAGAACGGGAAACGCCGATAGCCCGACTCGGGCGCCATGAGGCACTTACCCTGGATCGAGACGTAGTAGCTCTCGAACCGCTTGCCTCGCGCATCGAGCCGCTCGGGGTCATAGTCTTCACCACGCGGCTTCACGCAATGCAGGAAGTCGTAGGGCGTTTCCTGGTTCTGTTCGAGCGCGGTGCGGCATACCGCGGGCAGCGCGGCGATGCCCCACTTCTGAACCGCCTGGCGGGCCGTGCCGCGGAACCAGCGAACGATGGTGTCGATCTGGCCTTGATGGTTCTCGCCGAAGAAGGTTTCACCGAGCGGCAGGGTGCGATAGCGCAACCCGCGCTGCCCATCGTTGAAGCGCGGATCGAGCGCGTCGACGAACATCGTCGAGTTGCCGAAGCACCCGATGGACTGCCAGGAGTTATAGTTCTGGCCGGTGAAGCCTGAGTTCTGCGCGTAGCGGAGATCGAACAGGATGTCGTTGACCTGCTCGAACCACAGCGAGACCTGCCGGTTCTTGTTGAGGTCGCGATTCTCGTGCTCCAGCCCGTGCCACTTCTGAACCTTGGGCGTGACGAGAGAATCGACAATGGCGCAGAACCGGTGCAACGCCAGCATGCCGGAGGCGTCGACCTGCTCCTGCGTCTTCTTCTGGCCGGGGAAATTGTAGCTGCCGTAGTAGAACGTGTTCTTCGAGGTCGGCAGCACGAGGCGGGCGGCCTCCTCCCACTGCCCGGCGAACACGCTGCGGTAGACCTGCAGTTCGGAGAACAGCTGCATGGTCTCCTGGACCTGCTCCTGCTCCCACTGCGGGATTTCGCGCGGCTTGGTCGCGGCGTATCGTCCGTCAGCCGCCAAAGCCCGCGGCTCCATAGCCGGGGTTCAGAAACGTCGAGGCTCCGGGCATTCCCATACCGGAGCGCTGGCCGAGCGACATCGCCTGCATCCGACGCTTGCGCTCCTCGTCGGTCTCCTGCTTGACCTGATCCGGCAGGCCGAGGAAGGACGAGGCGCCCGGCACCGGCATGTTGCCGAAGTCGAGGGGCATCAGGTTTCCTTCTTGCGGGCCTGGAATTCCTTCCAGAGGCGATCGTAGGTTCCTGGCTCCTCGAAGCCCTCCTTTTCGGCCTGCCGCAACGCCTTCCAGTGATTGGGCGTTTCGCGACCGCGCGTGCCGATGCCCTGCTCGATCGGGCGACCCTTGTTGTCTTTCTTGTGGTCGACGCCGAAAACGCTGTTTTCCAGCGTGGTCTTGTAACGATCGTAATCGGCCGGGCCCCATCCGACCCTCTCGCCCTCGGTGTAGTTCAAGGGGATTCCGGGGTTCGAGCCGCTGCTGACGAAATCCATGTCTCACCCATGAGAAGGGGCCGGGATCGCCGCGAGGGCGGCCCCGGCCAAGTTTGGGAGAACACCCAGAGGCATCCACGATGGGGAGGATGACGGCGCGGAACGGGGCGGACAACGCACCCGCTAGAACAACGGGAAGTCCACGTTGGCAGCCAGGCTGCCATTCGTGCCGGTGCGGCGCGCGGCGTAGCCGGTAAAATCCAGCTGCGCCTTGGCGTAGCGGATATCCATGCACAGCACGCGGACCGCGGAGAGCAGGTCGTCGTCGACCTTGTTCACCAGCCCGTTGACGCTGTGATAGCCCTGATATTCGTCGAACGCTTCGATCAGGTGGTCGGCGATGACGAGGCGCTTGGTGGCGAACCGGTTGCGCATCTCGTCGATGCCGGCCTGGAAATTGAACCCGCCGGTTGGGAACGTCGCATGCGTGCCGCGCAGGTTCAGGCCCAGCTTGCGGTAAGTCGCCGCCACAGTCTCACCGGTAAGGAGGCCGGCGCCGCGGCCTCCGTCGTGGGGCCAGGCGACGGGGGCTTCCCACATGGGATGCTGCTTAATGGCAGCCACGTGAAGGGGAGCCAGACCAAGCATGCGCACTGCATGCACAACGTAGATCGTGTCCGTGTCCATATCTCGGCATCCGAGCACGGCAGCAAAGGGGTGACCTGTAGCCGCTGACCCGGAGTGTCGAAAATCCAGGGCCCACATCCATCGCCAATAGGGCGGGAAGGTCGAGGGGTCCTGTCGGAACTTGATTCTTTCGACCGGCACATCGAACACGGCTCCTTCGCCCTGCATGTCGGCGCCGTTGAGGCGCGTCTCGCGTTCATTCTCGGGGTATTGCGCCATCAGTTCGTCGAGACGCTCGTCCGGGATATGGCCGCCGGCGCTGACGAGACAGTCGCGGATGCCCATCTGCACCTCGGCGGTGCCGGGGGTCTTCTCGCGGAAGCGGCGCCTGATCTCGCTGCCGCCGCCGAGAAGTGGGGTCATGCTGGCGATGATGATGCCGTTGGTGGCAGTGAGGCGAGCGAGCAGCTCGGAATAGATGCCGGCATTGCCGGGATCCTCGTCGACCCAGCCGACGTCGACAGGCTCGCCCTGCCAGCCCTCGCGGCCCATTTCATATGTCTTGAGCCGGATGATGGCGTTGCCGCCGGTCTCGCGGCGCAGCTTCACGGTGTCGACGTATTCGCCGATGCCGCGCGCCATGGTGGGCGTGCCGACGATGTTGTCGAGGGGGATGAGGCCGGTGCCGAGCCCGCCGGCATCCTTCACCGGGCCGAGCAGCTTCTGCTGAATGCCTTCGCGGGTCTTGAGCTGGGTGGTGCAGCCCGCCCAACCGATGAACTCGTAGGGCCGCTCGATCGCCGGCGGCTTGATGAAGCGGCGGCCGGTGTACCAGTCGGGATAGAGCGCGATCGCATCCATCGCCATCTGCGCGCCGGCGCCGTGCGTCTTGCCGACCTGGTTTCCGGCACGCAACATCTTTTCACGTGAAACGAGGTTGTGGAATTCGAGCTGCTTGCGGTTCGGCTTATAGAAATCGATGCGGCGATATTTCTGCCGGTACTGCAGCTCGTTGTACATGCGCTTCGCATGCCGGCGCACGTCGTTCGGGTCGGGGCCGGGGGTGTCGGTCATTTGTTTTTCCAATCGCCCCGATAGTAATTTTCCGCCTCCTGCCATAGCGGATGTTCTTTATCGCGGCGAAGCGTCCTCGCTGTGCGATTAAGCGCGCCCCTAACTCTCATCCACGACACTCCAAGAAGCCTCGCCAATTCAGCGTGGGATGGCTTTCCTTCTGCTAACCACCGCTCAAAAATATCCAACCTAGCTCGTTCCTGCTCTTGCCGTATCTGCTCGATTGTCTTCTTGTTCGGATCAATGATTTTCGGCTTTTTAGGAGGAATGCGCGAACGCAGCGCCTCCTTGGCCACAGCCACCGGATCATCGGCCCCTGACGCGATGGCCTCCAGGGCGGCCTTGTACCTGGCAAAAGTCATGCGGCCTCCGGCAACATCCCGAGAATGGCGCGGCGCCGCTCCAACTCGTCGGGATCTAGGCAGTGCTGCCAATTGAAGACGCCGTGGAATCCGAAGTGGCGGCTGTTTTCTGCCGGCCTGGTCCGCTCGAGCGAGAATAGCATTGCCAGATCAAACGGCGCCCACTTGAAGCCGCACAGCTCGAGGCGTGGTCGGTAGAGGCGGCACAGAACATTATCACCGGGCTCCCGCACCGGCATCCAGTAGGCATTGCGCGCGACATGCTGAATCAACTCACGAGAGCGCAGGGAAAATCCACCATTCCCCACATTCAGCACGGGATACCACCACCAGGGGGCGCCCACATAATCATATGCAAGGTAATCGGCCCGCCAATGAGAGGGACACCAAACCCCGGCGTCCCATTCCACGAAGAGCATGTGCGAAGTTCGGACATGCTTGGGCGTCTCGTACCAGAACTGACGTTCCCAACCAATTTTGTCCGGCGCATCTTCAATGGCAACCCAGCGGGCTCCGGGTATGCGTAGATTGCGGTCGGACAGAACCACGACATCCCCAAACTCCACTTTCCGCAAAGCATCGAGCGCCACCAGCCGCGCTATCTCATGGCGCCGGGTCTCCACCATGACGAGGGTGACATCAGGGAGGCGGAGCATTTGAGACGGCACTCATCGAGTCGGCAATGCGCTCAACCGCCGTGACGAAACGATCAAGAAAGTCGAGCATCATCAACTGTTCGGTGCGCTGGCGAATTTGATAATCCATATCCTTTAGCTTTTTGCGCTCGGCCTTCCTGGCCTCATACTGCTGCTTTGGCGTCATGCCCCTCTCCACAGTAAGCAAACCGATGACCGTGCACGTAGACGTACGGGCCGGGGAAGCGGGGGTGCTTGGCGGCGCGGACCTTGCGGTTGAGCTCGTCCTGATCGTTCAGGTCACGAACAATCAACCATTCTTCAAATCCACGCCGGGTCATGGGGGTGCCCCATTGCAGGCCCTGATGGGTTAACGGCCAGCCGATCTCACCAGTATTCGCAAAACGGCCAACAATTCGTTCCAGCATCATCAAGCAGAACTGCTCTGCCCTTTGATAGATATCGGCACAGGTATCTTCGTCATTGAGATGGAACGTGCACCTGTCGACGATTTCTCCGGCATCCACCTTAGCGGCGATCAAATGGGCGGTAGCGCCGAAGGTTCCATCACCATTATACAACGCCCGCGATGCCCCTCCCCGGCCGGGGTAGCGGGGTGGTGCGGGGTGAAAGTTCACACCCCGAAATTTCAATAATGGACCGCGAAGAATAAAGTCCTGCAAGAAGCTGATCACGAGGTCGGGGTTGCGAGCGGCAAGCTCTTCCTCGTCAACTTCAAAAGAGGGCGACCGAACCCTGATAGCCAGTAAATCCAAGTGCTCTTCACAGATATCAACGGCACCCTTGTTGAGCTCCTGGCTGCTCCGCAGCAGCAGCACGCAGGTGCGCTTATTCATGACAGGGCCTCCCGTTATTCATGAGAGCGCCTCCCGCACAAGCTCTCCCGGAAAAACCTCCGTCGACAGCCACTTCCCGTTCGGCAGCATTGCGACAATGACGCAGGCCAGCGCAGGGTCCTTCGTCGGCTGGCGATCGATGTCGAACATGTTGGTTACCGGCAACCGGCCGTAGGGCCCGACGAAGACAATTCCCTCAACGTCGAAGACGGGCGCAGTCATCGCCATTTGACCAGATACGACCCAAAGAAAACGATGATCACGATCGCCGCGATGACAACATCAGGATGATTCATTCGCCGGCTCCGGGGTTGCATCGATCACCGGGCCGGTCCCGGCAATCAGCTTGGGTTGCTTCTCCGCCAGCATCTTGCGATATCGGCTGAGTCCGCTGTGGCCGAACACCTCCTCGAGCTTCGCCTCGGAAGCGCCCATCTCCATCAGGATCCGCAGATCGTTCAGCGCTGCATCAGTGTGGTTGACCGCCACCTCGCCGCTGACATTGACGTCGACGCCACTGCGCTCGCCGAGGCCAAGCCTTGACAGGACCGTGGCTGCCGTCTTGAGGTAATCGGGATGATCTGACTTGCCGAGAATGGTCCGGATAGCCACCACCGCCGGCAACAGAAGCCCACGGAATTCCTTGCGGCCAACCTCGTCGATCGCCTCCAGAACCCGCTCGCGATGCATCAGCGCATGAGCCTGCACCCTGATCGCAGAGCTATCGCCACCTGGATCAGAATACCCGGCCTGACGCGCCGCTTCCGATGCGCTCTCACCGCCGGCCACATACGCCAGAACGAACTTCCGCTCCCGCTCCGAGCAGGCCAGCATCTTCGGGCCGTACTCGATGTCGGAGGTCAATAGAACCTCCGAACCGGAACACCAGCAGCGGCGGCCTTGGCGACCATGTCCTCCGTTCCCGAACCCCCAGGGAAGGCGGCGACCAAATCAGGTCTGCCCTCCGAAAGCATAAAAGAATTCCGAAGAGGACCGCCCTTACGACCAAGTCTCCAATTTGCCGGGAACGTGACTACGGGGATGCCGCGGGTCTCAGCCCACTTAATCGCAAGCCGATCAGCACCAGAAGCGCCACCCTGCATCAGGACTCTGATTTCAGCCTTCAGCGGGTCAAGCGCAGCCGTCAGCGCGCTCCACTGCTCAAAATTTCGACCACCGCAAACGAGAAGCCTCATACCGCTATCTGGACTAACGCGTTATGGTCGGACAACGCACCCAGAGCAAAGTGATAATTAAGCAACACATTTTCTGGGGAGGCCGCGAAATCTGTGGGAGATGTCGACAATCACCGGTCCCGCAAATTTCCTCCCCACCCCTACCCCACCCCGGTCTTTTCAATGGCTTAGCTGACAGGTTTCGCTCGATCTCACGTTTCGCCTGACATTGAACGTGTGCAATACACGTGCAGTAATGCTAATTCATCAATGATATCAATGCTTGTCACTCCCTACGGAAGGGAGTGTACAGCCATGATCACGGATTGTTACAGATTGTTTCGTTACGTGATTGAATGAGCTGAGGAGATACCCACGTCAGCCCTGTCATCTGCAGGGGCAGCGCTCGCCTTGTGCTGTGCAGTGGCTTGCCTGGCGAGCTCGAACAGCTCAGCCCGTGACGGCAGCATGCCTTTGCGTTTGAGCCTGCGAAGCTTGCGATGTCGGGCTGTGTTGCGGCTGAATAGGTATGATTGTCTTGTGTATCTCATACCATGCTTAGGCTGCGCGCGAAGGCGTAGCACTAGCAACGAAACACTGATTTGCATAGCTGTTGACGCTAATCCGTGATCGATTGTTTCAGAGTTGTAACAATTCGTGATCATGCGCCCTATTGCATGCCATGGTGGCACGTGCCATAGTGACACTACAGCATGACGCTGTGACACCTGTTGACGCAGGTGAAACTGAGGAGATTGAACATGACGATTTACTGGTCAGGAATAGCCATCGATATGGCATTCGGCTTTCGCTATGCCGCCAACATAGCCTACCGCAATCAAGACTTGGTATGGTGCTGACATGACTAAGGTGCACGAAGAAGCAATGTTCCGCGCTATCGAGTTATTGGCCGAAGCCAATACGCGAGCCGAATTGGCTGAGTCCGCAATCACAGAGATAAACCGCGACGTGTACATGGACGGCTACCTTGCCGCAAAATCCGGACGACCACGCCAATCCTCACTACTCGAGTGGCTTCGTGGATATGACGAATTTCATGAAGTCAGCAGCCAATGACCAACTACCTCACCGGCCTAACCGCCATCGCACTCGCCGGCCTGGCTGGCGTGCTGCCTTTCATCCTGCCAGTGCTGATTGATATTTGGGGACCACTATGAGTGACGCAATCATCCTTTGGGAGGGCCCATGCGCCTATGTCCGCCGTGTCCGTGAATGCTACGAAATCATCGTCTATTCGACGAACAGCGTAGTTCACAAACCGGCTGGCATGACCGACGACGGCGCTCGAGCCGAAAGCGTGTGCCGTCGTTTAAACGCCTATCCTCGCCAGACAAGGGCTGCACATGGCCTGCTTTGATCGCACGCCCATAGGCGTGCGGACTGTTTGGCGACACCGCAAATCAACTCGATCTTATCGACGCAATCAGGAGGCGCTGAAAATGTCGCGACGCATAATCACTGAGAAATCATAGAAGGGAACGGGCAGTTCAAAGCCGGGCGAGGCGCCATCGTGACGGAATGGTGCGACACAAAGGGCGAGGCAATCCGAGCCTATTGGGACACTGCGCTACGGAGCCGACGCCCTACCAAATGACAATTCCACCGGTGGCGCTGCTGTTGACGCGGCGCGCCACCGGCTTCCACAAACCGAGGAGCCTGCAATGTACGATTTTCAATCCCGCATGGCGGAAGGTCGCGACGCGGCCAAACGGTTGCGCGATCGCAGCTCGAGCTCGCCCTTTGAGGCATTCGCCACCGAGCGCCAACGCTTCGCCAGCATGTCAGACGATGACTGGCACGCACGCTGCGCCGACGAGGAAGATTACGCTCGAGAAATCGAGGAGGGCCCGGCAGTTGACGCCACCGGGCCCAGCGACCACCACGTGAAACCGAGGAGGCAACACGCAATGCCCGCAAAACAGCCTAAGCCAACTCTGGGATCCCGGCAACTTTCCCCTCTATTGGGGGGCGCTTCGATGACCGGAGCAATGTACCGCAAGCTTCTGGCCAAACTCGACCTTTCGCCGGAGCACGCGGGGCCGAAACTTGGCATTTCGCGGCGAACATCTTACCGGTATGCGCAGGACGAGCTGCCTATTCCGGTGACCGTGGCGAAGCTTTTGCGGGCGATGGTGAAGCTGGGGACGACCGAGATTTAGCGCCGGCCTCCATCATCCTGTCGCGCCTGCGCTGCCTGCGAGCCGCCAGCCTGCGCTCGCGCTCTCGGTGTTTCTGCCATCTCGCGCACGCCGCAATCCGGGCCGTCATGGACCGTTGAGAGGCTGCGCTGAAAAATAGATATTTCGCCCGTCCTTTGCGGCCATTTCGCTTGGCTGCCGGCTCAGCATTCGGCTCAGCATCGGGATCAATCTTCGACCCGCCTGGCTGCCGTTTCTTGAGCCGCTTGATCGCCTCCTTGTCGACGAATGCCACGTAAAGCCTCAATCCCGTTGCACCCAGGAACGGCCCCAGGCTGATCGGCCCGAATTTCTTGATCGCCGGCTTCGCCATGAGCTTGCTGGTGTAGCGATCAGGCAGGCCTGCAACAGCATCGATCGATTGCTCGATTCCCCACATCGCGACACCCTGCTCCGCGATGTGTCGCCGCATGATCTCGATCAGCCCGTCATAGCCATTCGCCGCATCGACCACGCCGAGGATGTGCGGGTCGTCGGTCATTCGGCCCTCGAATAGAACTTGATCAGCCGATCCATGATCTTGTCGATCTGCTGCTCCGGCGTCGGCCCCTCCGAATGCAGATTCGACAAATCGGTGACGATCTTTTCGATGTCGAAGATGCAATCCGCGGCACGATCGCGCTCTGTGCGGTAGTAATCCGCCATCGCCTTCAAAAACGCATCAGTCATTCCGCCGCCTCCTCGCGCTGCGGGTTGAGCATCGCGGCCTGCTTCGCACGCCGGAATTGCTCCGGGATATCCCGCCCGTCGGCATTACCGGTCGGAGCACTGGCTTTCTTCGCGATCAGTTCGTCCATCTCTGCCCTCGTCATCTCGTGAGGCCGCTTGGCCGTCACCGCCTCGCTGGCCGCTTGCGACGGCGCGACAACCTCAGTCTTTTCGACCCCATCTTCTTCCTTATCTACTGTGGTTGTGGTTGCTTGCCTTTTGCTTGGCAATTGCTTCGTTTCAGCAAGCAAATGCTCAGCACTTGCTTCGTTTTTGACGTGCTTTTGGGCGAGCGAAAACTTGGCGACCGTTCGGATCGCCCCGCTTCTGATGCCACCACGTTGGCCGGCTATCGCTCGTTTGAGCCGGATCGTCTCGTATTTCTCCAGTTCTTCATCGATGCGCTTGTGCCGCCAGCCCGGCCTGAACAGAGGCTCGAGATCGGGCTTGACGAGATCGACCCATGACTTGAACGACAGCTTGCAGATGCGTGCCAAGTGGGCATCGTCCGGCGGCAGTCCGCCGGTCCGCCAGTAGTGCAAGATCAGCAGCAGGTAGGCGCCGTGTTGCGTTGTCGACAGATGCCCCGTGTCGCCGAGATAGTCGCCGACGTGAAAAGGCATCCAGGGGCGATCCATCGCGCATCAGGCCTGCATCCAGGGACGAATTTTGACCAGCACGCGCCCCTTCATCACGGCATCGCTCCACCCGGAGCCACGCCATTCACATAGACGATCGTTTTCGATGAATTCCCTGCTCTGAAGCCAGTCGAACAGGGCCTTCTCTCTATTGTGGTAATCCGAGCGGTCACGGCCGAATAGGAACTCAGCCTCGAACTTGCCGTGGATCTTGCAACGGGTTCGTTGGGCCACGAATGCGATATCAGCCTGCATTGCCCAGGCGCGCACTTTGGGTGACTGATTTCCAAGCTTTGCCATGAACCGATTGACGCTCGGCGGCACTGGAATTTCAAACTCCAGCCAAGGCAGCTCATGTGCGGTGGCGCCAGTCATCGCTCAAGCTCGTCTGCGACGTGGCGGGCCAGTTCTGTGATGGATAGCTCCACCTCGTCATCGTCGAGGTATTGCGTTGCGACGAGATCCCGATCGACTTCCCAGCCCTGCCGAAGAAACCAATCGACCAGCGCAGCCTCGATCTTTCGTTCCCGTGGGCTCACACAAACCTCCACGTCTGATCACACCCCGAAAACAGCCCATCAGCACAGCCATACACATCAGGCCGCGCCTTCAGTTCCTCGGCGATATCCGCGGGCACCTGTCCGCCCGGCACGATGAACCAGCGCTTGGTTTCCGTGCTGCATTCGGTGGGGCTGCTGGTGTGCATCAGCAGCAGCCGCGCTCCTGGACGGCGCAGCATCGCGGTGAAGCGCTCAAGATCGCGCTGCCGTCGAGTCTTACGGATACCTTTGACCGCGGTATTCATCCCAGCCTCGCCTTCATGGCCTGATAGCGGAGGCGGTCGCGCGCCCTCGCGCATTCCCTGCAGCGGCGCCGTCCGTACTTTTCATCGTTGTAAGGGTGCCCCTTCGGGCAATGGGTGGCTCTGCCGCTGGGATATCTGGCCTTTCTGGCTCTGACACTTTCGGGAGCCCGCAGCCTCTCCTTGAGAGCGATAACCCACTCCATGATGGAGCCCGGCTGCTTGTGTGCCTTGATCGCATCGATGTGCGGCTGCATTACTCTCGACGCATGAAGAACGGTGGTATGGTCCCGGTTGAAGATGAGGCCAATTTTCAGCCAGCTCGCCGTGGTGTGCCTTCTGCATAAGGCCATTGCGACCTGCCTGGCCTGGCTCACCTCTGTCCGCCGTAATTGCGACATCAGGACGTCGCGGTGAACGTCGAAGACGCGGCAGACTGCCTTGATTATGCTCTCATAGGACGGTGGAGCGATCTTTGCGGGAACGGCGGATGGAGAGGCCGCAAGCGGGGAAACCTTCTGTACGGGCTCCGCATGGACGTGGAGGACTATTCTGCGCTCGCCGGTCCTAATAGACACGCCGTAGACCTGCCCAAGGTCGGGCTTGGCATTCGGTGGGCACCACAGCCGCGCCCGCACAGCGGCAGCCTTCGCAATAGCCGGACTCATTTACCGTTCTCCTTACGCAACCGCCTCTGTGCCGCGCGCTCCTCTGCGGAGATCATGCGGTCGAAAAGCCATTTGCAGAATTGTGCAATGGATAGCCTGATGACCTTTGCCGCAGGCCTGCGTGGGCCGCGTGCTATCCGTTTCATTGTCCTCTCCCCGCGGGCCTGGTAGGGCGCCGCGTCCTCAGTCGTCCAAAGCCTTCATGCGCTTTTCCAGCTCGGCCATTTCAGCCTGTAGCTGCTTGCGCCGGTACATTTTGCGAAACTCTTTGACCATCTCGTCGTCTGACTCAGCGGTCAGCGCGATAACGGTTTCGGCAAATGCGGGGCTATTCAGTAAGCCGACGATCGCATTACCGTTTAGCGTTGATTTTCGTTCGACGAAGAACTCGCAGGACCGGATTTGCAAACCGGT